GCCGGCTTGAACTAAAGCATTGGTTTCCAAAATGGCATCTGTACCGCCTGCAATTAATTCTGCTGCAATGGCTGCACCAGACTCACTGCCAGCATCAAGAACAGCCTGAAATGCATCTTGTGATAATCCCATACTCAGCAATACGCCAAGATTTTTGCTGTAGTCCTGTATGCCTTTGACTTGACTGCGTAAGCCATACAAAAATTGGCCAACAGCGTATTTCCCTGCTTCTTTAGCTTCCTTAAAATCCAAAGCGCTAAACAAAGTAGTAGAAACGTTTTTGCCAAAATCACTAAACGCTGTTTGAGCGTCAGTTAAATTAGTTTTGGCTTTTTTAAGCGCCTCGTTTAATCGATCGTTTAATGCGTCTGATGCTTCTTTAACAGCTTCAGCCATTTCTTTAACACCATCAGCCATCTCTTTAATCTTTGGGTTTGCTTTAGCTGCAGCACCACCAAGACCATCAATCTTGCCTGTTGTTTTACCAACTTTTTCACCCATTGACTCAGCTATTTGCGTATAACGTTCAGACTCTGTTGCATTAATTTTCGTTTGCTTTGCTTCCGCAACCATTGCCGTTTTAAGGTCTTGGATGTAATATGTGTTGGCATCAAGCTCTAAACCAAGTCGCAATTGGTTAGCTGCAACCTCTTTGCCTGCAGCTACAAAACCCGGTACTAACTGCACAAATCCAATGCTCAAAGTAACTAAAGCGTTATAAGCATCCATAGCCATGTTGTTGTAAGCAAGTGCAACAGCAATACCAAACCGTTTTGCGTATGCGCCAACAATGCCCATCTGGTCAAGAAACACGCCAAGCGCACCGGTCAAACCTTTTTCACCGATTGCGGCTATTGCATTGCTGGCTGCGTCTGGCAATTTATTAATTGCGTCTTTAACGTACTCATTGTTCAAGACTGCAAAGCCGATTGACTCAGTTAAATTATCCCAAACCGTACCTAATCGAGCAAGTTGCCCACCAAACGTATCTGCAGCTGCCGCTGACGCACCACCAAATTGTTTATCTAACGCCTCTTGTATTTTGCTAAAGTCTTTAGTTTTTTTAATGTCCTCATCTAACGGTATGCCAAGTTTTTGCAATGCCGTTGTCTGACCCATTGAGGCCTTACTTAAAGCAATTGAAACTGTTTCTAAATCTTTGCCAGTAGCCGCGCTAATGTCCAACGACAAAGTTAACAAGTCTTGCGACAAGGTTAGATCGCCGGTGGATCGCACTAGATTGCCAAGCGCTGACCTTAACTGGCCGTCTGCAACACCGCTAGCCAACTCCATCTGGCCAACAAAATCCTCTGTGGCTTTAGTCGTTTTTTGACTTGCCGACAAAGTGTTGTACAACTGTTTTGCCAACAGCTCTTGTGAACGCTGATCCTCAGCCGCAGCCTTAACAGACAAACCTAGACCAGCAACAACGGCAGTTGAAACGGCAGCAAACGCAGCGCCCACCGCTACACCAGTTTTGCCAAACTTACCAAACGCCTTTTCAGCCGCCTTAATACCAGTGTCAGAAAACGCGGTGACGATAGGTATGTTAATTGCCATAAGTAAACCTGAGATTTCTGTTGATCTGTTTCTCTACATCTTGCACTACTTCGTACACTTTTTTGGTGACTGGTTCACGGCCACGTTCTACAGCCTTATCAATGGCACGTGGTTCTGGCCCTACTTCAGCGTTTAGGTTGGTCACAAATGTTGAGTTTGTGTTACGACCGGCATGGTCATAAATTGCACCGGCAGCGTCAGCCTGTTGAATAACCATTAGCTGGTAAGGCTTAGAGCCGTACACAACTTGCTCTGTGTAGCCGCCTCGATCAAAGTTCACATAGCGTTCTTTGCTTGCGCGCACACCAACTTTAACCTTAAAACCTTTTTGCACTTGGTCAGTTTTCCACGCTGTCTCACGGCCTCTAATCAGGTTGCCGCGTGCCATGCCAGATAGCGGTGCACCGTTCATAAGTGAGTTGTCAAAGTGTGCGACCATTGATCGAGCATCGTTAATGATGTCTGCGCCAGCTGCTTTAATGCGTTTAGTTACCTCGCGCCGATACTTAGGATCAATAGTGTTAAGTTCTTTTAACGCTGCCTGTATGCCCTCAATGCGTACAGATGCGAGAGGCGTGCTGGCCATTAGCGTCCGCCGCGCTGCTTGTTAAGTATCTCAATCACTGTGTTCATATCGTCTGCCTCAAATGTAATCTCTGACGGCCAGTAGCCGGTGGCAACAACGATTTCTGCCAGCGCGCGCCTTACTGAGCCGTGCCCGCTTTTGGGTCTTGTGTCTCCAAGACATCAATTGACTGCAACGATGTAATGAACTGGTCAAGCGTGCCCGGCACGATAGTACCTGATGCACGTGTTGCCTCGTAACACAAAAACGCCAAATCCTCGACACCAATACCTGATGCCATGTCTGACGCTTTGCGCTTGTACTTGCGTTCCCATGCAACAACAGTTGAGAGATTGGTGACAACCTCGTTTGTTGTGCCGTCTGTAAATGTGGCTTTGAGTCTTAATTGCATCTTGCCTCTTTCGTGTCGGGCCGTTGCCGGCGAGAATTAACTTGTAGCGACTGAGTACACTCCGCCAGTAAAGACCAAATCAATCACATCTAAAGCGCCGAGCTGACCGTTGACAATTGGCAATGTTTCTAAGTAGCAACCTGTCAGTGTTGAAATTGGATTGGTAGCGCTAGTTGCAGCGCTGGTTGGTTTGAGTGTCACCGTTGTGGCTGTGCCCACCAATGCGGCAAGTGTCGCATAAGTTTCTGATGCCGCGAAACTATTCATGAGAGAAACTGTCAATGTCGAGTTTTCTAAACCGCCAACATACACGCGCGCGGTTTTGCCAAACGATGTGCTTTCTAACGCCTCGATCACGCGAGTAAGCACAGCGGAATTGCATTGATCGGTGAGGTCAACCGCGTTAATCGTAATGACCGGATTTGACATATAAGTGGATGAAGCCATGTTGGTTAATTCTCCTCGTTAGGTTCTTTACTAGGTTTATCAGATTTTGTGGTCTTACTGGTGGATTTGATAAACCCACCAGCAATCAGCGCCTCAACATTAATGCCATCGGCAGGCTCATACACATCGCCTACTGTGCCCAATCTGGATGATGCAATAACGTATGCCATGTCTATGTCCTAACTTTGTGCCTGCACATTGATGTTTAGATCATACGCTGCTAACTCGCTGCCACCGATGATGGCGATGGTTGGCCTGCCATCGGTAACGCCGATCTGGGCGCTGACCACTAAAGCTGCCAAGTTCATTAAGCTGCGCTGGGCGTCTAGGTTGCCCGGCCCAAGAGTAAGCAAACGCACTGGATATGACATTGTGAACACGGCGCGGCTAAACCCTGTAAAAGATGGTGCGTCAATAAACACGCATGGCGGCGAGATATTGCGTGGGTCAGTGATGACTTGTAAGCCTGTGATTGCGCTTAACTTGGCTGCGAGGCTGTCCAGCGTGGTGTTAAAAAGATCGGTGTAAACAACTGGTGTAGGCATTAGGCAACCTGTGCGCGGTTGACACCTAGCAGTTGTTTGATCATTGGGCTAAGGCCGTTAGAGCCACCAGTGACCATGCCATCAAACGATGCAAAGTCTGTGACCGAGCCGCGCTGACGGTACAAGAAACCGCCGTATGCTCGAGTGCCCAAACCTACAGCTGTGCTCGGTAACACTGTTAGTGAGTCTTTGTACCCTGCCTCTTGTCTCTTTAAAAAACAAAATGCTGACGATGCAGCCGCACACAATGTAAGAAACGTGGCATCAGCAGCGGTGGCTGTTCCGATGCCTAACCAATCCTCAACATCGGTTGCAGATACCCAAGTGCATACCTGCGTGTAGGTAATCGTGCCGGCATAAGTAATCACATATTCGACATCCGCACCAGTAGCCGCATAAATAATTTGGTTAGGGCGCGGCACATTTTCGTTGTATAAAAATGCGCCTGTCTCAGCCTCAACACCAGTGAACGCATACTGAGGTAGCGCCAACACTTTTGCTGTTGCAGAAAACGGCGAGCCTAAACCAGTAACCGTAATGCTTTCGCCTAACGCAATCTCTGACGGTTCTAACGTGCTGATGCACGCATAGTTACCTATGAGTTGTTTAGTGGCGCTGGTATAAGTTGCCATAGCGGTAGGCCGCTTACCTGATTAGGCGATGATGATTGATTGGAGGCAAACAGGGATGTTGGCAAAAGTTGCAACGTAACCGTAGGCGGTCATTTCACGGCCCAACAAAGTTGGATTTTCCAGCGACATAATGCCTCTAAAATCCTCGTAGTAGGTAAAGCCTGATGTTGCACTGCCGTTTTGTCCGGCCGTTGGTGTGTGCGCCACAATCATTGTGCCGGCAGCAAAGTTGTTATCTACAACAAGTTGCAAGCCAAGAGGATTGATGCCAGCGTAAGACAACTCGCTAGTCGAG